GAATTAGGAGCTATGCGAAGAGCAAGTAAGGCTGTAAAAGAAGGCACAATGGACATAGGAAATGTAAGAAAAGGAAAATTTTTTGAAGATCCTAATTTTTATAGCCCAGTAGATTTATTTAGCAGAGCAAAAGCTTTTGAAGTTGGAAAGGCAGGTTTAGCAACAGGACTAGCAACTGGAGTAGGATTAACAACATTAACTCAAAGTTTATATAATCAATTTTTTACAGGAGAAGCGCCAAGTAGATTTGAAACAGAATTTAGCCGAGCTGTAGCAGAAGGTAAACCAAGCTTTTCATTTACTGATGATAATGGTGTAACAAAAGAAATAAAAGTTGCAATAGCAGCAGAAGATAATCCAGATATAGAACTTGTACCAAGAAAAAAAGAAAGTGATGGTGGATTACAAAATCCTGAAAAAGCTGATTTAGATAAAGATGGACAATTAAGTTCATATGAAAAAGCAAGAGGCTCCGCAATAGAAGAATCTATGTCAAAAAGAAAACCAGCGCAAGAAGGTGGAGAAATGGCGATGCCACCAGAGTTGACTGTTGAAGAACCAGCAGTAGATACACCAGTAGATACATATCCTAATGCAACTCCAGAAGAATTAGAAGCCGCAAATCAAAAGCCTGACGAAGAGATGGAAATAGATTATATAGAATTTGTAGTAAATGAATCTCTTAGTCAAGATGAACAAACATATTTAATGAACGCTTTAGAAGCTGATCCACAACTTAGTATGATATTTGACAAAGTTATAGAAACAGCTTCTGAGTTTTCTGGGGCAGGAGAAGTAGATGGCCCCGGAACTGGTTTATCAGACTCAATACCTGCTAGATTATCAGATGGAGAGTTTGTGATGACCAAAAAAGCAACAGACCAAATCGGAGCTGACAATCTGCAACGCATGATGGATGATGCAGAACGTGCTTTTGATGGTGGGATGATGCGAGAAAAACGTCAAAGTGGAGGTGCTATTACAGCCCAAGATGATGACGAAATGGAGCTAATGGCTGGAACCCAAGTTGGTGATGAGATTAAAAAACTTATGAGTCTCAAAGCTAATAAAGCACCAAGCCTTAGTTAATTTAAACCAACGGCTACCTTGACAGGACAAGCCCCATAAATTTTTTCAACGGCCAAAAGAAAGAATTATCATGGCTACCTTGTAGAGTACAAGCCCCGTAGGAGATATATTATGAGTGAAGCAACCTTAATACAGGAAGAAGAAATAAGCAATCCATACAATATGAATAAGCCTTGGCATAAGCCAGATGCTGAAAAAATTGAGACTGCTGATCAATTGTTTTTTGAAAAACCAAAACAGGCTACCCCTAAAGAGGCCCCTGAAGAGGAGGAGGATGAAGTAACTCCCAAAAAACGAACTAATTATAAAAAAAGATACGATGATCTTAAACGTCATTACGATGAGAAACTTGCAGAATTTAAACAGAGGGAGCAGGAGTTGCTGGCAAATAATGCTAGACCTCAATACCAAGCCCCTAAAACACAAGAAGACTTAGAAAAATTCAAACAAGAATATCCTGATCTATATGACACAGTAGAAACTGTCGCACACATGAGAAGTTCTGAACAAGTAGGACATCTTGAAGAACAGCTTAAAGTTATAAAACAGCGTGAAGCTGAAATTATAAGACGAGAAGCTGAAGCAGATTTACTTGCAAAACATCCAGACTTTCCTGAACTCAGGTCATCTGAAGAATTTCATACGTGGGCAAAAGAACAACCAGAGCAAATTCAACAATGGGTTTATAAAAATCCTGATAATGCTCAGTTAGCTTCTAAAGCTATCGATCTTTTTAAACTGGAAAAAGGTTACAAAACTCAAACTAAATCACGGTCTAAACCTAGAGGTTCAGCAGCAGATATGGTATCAACTAAAACAACTACCGTTGATGCAAAGCAACCTAAGATTTGGACTGAACGGGAAATCGCTGCGATGTCTCTCGATAAGTTTGATAAACATGAAGAAGAAATACGTCAAGCTATATCAGAAGGCAGAGTAGTAAAAGGTTAATTACTCACTAGGAGGATATTATAATGGCTAGTAATACTTCAGACCAATTTTTTGAGCCAAGTACGGATACCAATGCTAACTTTGGTAACTCTGTAAGTGGCCAAGCTAATTCATTCTTTTTACCAAAAGTTTATTCCAAACAGGTTCTAAACTTTTTTCGTAAGGCTTCTGTAGCTGAAGCGATAACCAACACAGACTATGCTGGTGAAATTGCAAACTTTGGTGATACCGTAAGAATTATCAAAGAGCCTGTCATCTCTGTTGATCAGTATGAAAGAGGACAGGATATAACTGCGACTAAACTAACTGACCAAGAAGTTACTTTGATCGTAGATATAGCAAACGCATTTAAGTTTATAGTCGATGACATTGAAACTCAAATGTCCCACGTTAACTTCCGTGACGTAGCAACATCTTCAGCAGCTTACGCATTGCGTGATGCTTTTGACACAGGTGTTATTGCTACTATGTTCTCTGGAGTTTCATCTTCAAGTCCAGACCACGTACTAGGTTCAGACAATGCGACTGACCTTGCTGCTGGAACTTTTGATGGCACAGGTAACTTGGACATTGGTTTTGGAACTGACGAACATGACCCAATTGATGTTATGGCAAAAATGGCTAGACTTCTTGACGAACAAAACGTACCTGAAGAAGGTCGTTGGTTCTTAGCAAGTCCTGACTTTTATGAAGTGCTTTCTCAAAGCGCCTCTAAACTTTTGTCAGTAGACTACAATGCTGGTCAAGGTTCAATTCGTAACGGGCTAGTATCTTCTGGTAAGTTGCGTGGATTTAATATGTACAAAACAAACAACATAGCAGATACTTCTAACGCTGCTGGTAAGTGTTTGGCTGGTCATATTTCTTCTACTGCTACTGCTCAGACTATCACTAGCACTGAAGTTCTCCGTGACCCTGATAGCTTTGGAGACATTGTACGTGGATTACACGTCTATGGAGCTAAAGTTCTTCGAGGCGAAGCACTCGTTTCAGCGTTCTACGGAATTGACTAATATGGTAAGGGGGCTTAATCGCCCCCAAACCTTTTTGTACGTTCATCTTGTATAAGACGGAAGTAGGAGAATAATCCCCGAAGGAACGCATTAACTTGTAACTGGAGGTGTATTATGACTGATTATTATAGAGGTATAAGAGTAACTGTAAAAGCTAAAGATGAATCCGAAAAGAATGGAAACAAATTTATTTATCGAGGTGTTAAATACACTAAAGATAATAAAGAAAATAATGTTTCGTCTTCAGGAGTTTATAGAGGCATTAGATGGGAAGATAAGTAAGGAGACTTTATGCCACAACTAGGATCAGAAGAAAAACCAATTGTTATGCACACAGGAACGACTGTCAGTAAAGAAAGCCGTTACCGTAAAGGGTTTGACAAAAAAAAGTATGACGAAAACTATGATCGTATTTTTCGTAAGGATAAAGAAGATACACAAGAACAACCATGTGTAACTTGTTTATGTGACTAACTAGATACCGCAAGGGTCTAACAATTTACCGAAAGGGAAGGAGTATGATATGAATCAATTAGCAATGAATGACTTTAATAATTTTTTAGTAGGATTTGACAGACTACAAGATATGTTTATACATGGTAATAGTCGAAGTGCTTATCCTCCATATAATTTAATTAAAGTTAAGGAAAACGAATATAAAATAGAAATTGCTTTAGCAGGTTGGAATAAAGATGACATTGAAGTTGTCCATACTAAAACTGATGCTATGCTAACTATTAAAGGTAAAAAACAAACTTCTGATAAAGATAATTATTACCTACATCGAGGAATCAGTGGTAAATCTTTTGCACATAATTTTGCATTAGCAGAACACGTTGCCGTAGAAGATGCTGATTTTACAGATGGACTATTAACAGTTTTATTAGGAATTAAAATTCCAAAAGAACAACAACCACAACAAATTAAAATAAAATAGAGGGTACTTAGATGTTGATAATGCCAATGCCAGAACAACCTAAACCTGAAGAACAAAAACAGGTAAAAGAAGGTATAGAACAGTATTCTAGTATTTACGAATTAGAAAATAAATTCTACAATGCTGGAAAAGCTCAGGGATCTAAATATAGTTTTGAACAACGTATGAAAACTGCTCTCTAATGGCAACTACATATCTTCAATTAACTAACGAACTGTTGAGGGAGTTTAACGAAGTAGAGTTAACTTCCTCAAACTTTTCGTCATCTGTAGGTGTTCAAAGTCACATCAAAGACTTAGTTAATCGTGCATACCTTGACATGGTTAATGAGGAACCACAGTGGCCTTTTCTAGCTGCTGGCGAATCAGGCTCTACTGATCCTTTATATGGAAATACATTTGTAGAAACAGTAGCAGGTACACGTTGGTATGAACTCAAAGAATCTTCAAGTAGTATTGTAGATGATTTTAGTTACATAGATTGGGATAACTTTCTTTTAACTACTGTAGGTGTAAGTGGAGAGACTGCTCCGCATACAATACGTAACTTACGTTTTACCACAATTGAAGAATGGAAAGATTATTTTAGACTTGCACAGAATAGAGATGATGCTGATCAAGCTAATGGAGGAACTCCTGATAGAGTTATAAAAAGTCCAGACAATAGAAAATTTGGATTGTCTCCAATACCTGATAAAGTTTATCGTATTTATTTTTATGCTTATAATTTACCAACAGAACTATCAGCACATGGAGACACCATAGTTTTTCCAGACTTGTATGTACCAGTGCTTATTAATCGTGCAAGATATTATATGCACCAATTTAAAGATAATCCGCAAGCTTCTGCTTTTGCATTAGAAGATTATAAACGTGGGCTTAAAACAATGAAATATCATTTAATGGAGCCTACACCAAACTACGTAAAAGACGATAGAATAAGGTTTGTATAATGCCACAATCACAACCATACGCTGTACCTTTAACTGGTGGACTAAATACGAATGTTAATCAGTTTCAACTATTAGCTCAACCCGGCTTTGCTCGTGAGCTTGAAAACTTTGAAGTTGATATAGATGGTGGGTATAGACGAGTCAATGGCTTTTCAGCTTTTGGTGGTGCAAGTGCAGCAAGACCTAATAGCACTAACGCTATTCTAGGTCTTTTTATTTATGCAGGTGGAGTAATAGCTGCAAGCGGAACAAACATTTATTTTTCAGTTGATGGTACATCTTGGTTACTTATGAATCGTAGTAGTGTATCTGCAAGTGGAGATAATTTTAGTACATTTTCAGGTCGCTCTACAGCAACAAGAACAAACCAAGGACAAGTAAATTTTGCATTGTACGAGGGTTCAACAGAACATGGTGAACTTTTAATCACAGATGAAAGTGGTAATAACAAACCTTTATTTATAAAAATAACAGGAACAGGGGCAGTAGGTAATAGAACATTTTTTGTTAAAGACATAACTATATCAGGAAGCGCTACGGCAAAGGTTGGAGTAATACATGATAAACATTTTGTGGTTGCAGGAGATCCTGATAATCCTAATCAATTATCGTTTTCTGGCACAAATGACGTTGATGATTTTAGTTCAACAGGTTCGGGTAGTATTGTAATAGAAGATAAGATTATAGGACTTCGATCTTTTCGTGAAAATTTAATAATATTTTGTTTAAATAGTATACACAGATTAGTAAACATTAATAACAGCTCGACAATCGCTGTTGAACCTGTAACAAAAAACGTAGGGTGTTTAGCTAACGGTAGTATACAAGAAATAGGTGGTGACTTAGTATTTTTAAGTCCTGACGGAATTAGAACTCTTGCAGGAACAGTACGTATAGGTGACGTTGAATTAAGCTCTGTAAGTAGAGCAATACAACCTTTAATACGTGATATTGTTTCAAATATGGCAAATAATATTTTTACAAGTGTAGTGCTTCGTAATAAATCACAATATAGAATATTTTATACAACACTTGCTCAGTCTCCATCTAACTCAAAAGGTATTATAGGTACGATAAGAGATAAAGGATTTGAATGGTCAGAAACAAAAGGTATACAAGCGAGAGCTATTACTTCTGGTTTTGACACAGATAACAATGAGCAAGTTTATCATGGTGATAATGATGGCTATATTTATGTGCATGACACAGGAAATTCATTTGTACATGATGGGTCAACAGCTAGCATAGAAGCAACCTATCAATCTCCAGACTTTGATTTTGGAGACTATGGAACACGTAAAACTATGAATTACGTAAAAATATCTATATCACCTGAAGGAACGTGTCAACCAACTTTAAGAGTTCGATACGACTACGAAGATACTAACGTACCACAACCAAGTGATTATACAATTACTAATGTAAGAATACCAGCAGTATTTGGTTCCGCAGTATTTGGCACAGCAGAGTTTGGAGGAACGCAAGATCCGATGATACGTCAGACAGTACAAGGAACAGGTAACACAACAAGTTTTAGAATACGGTCAACAGATACAAATCCTCCGTATGCACTTAATGGATTGTACATAGATTACACGCCAATAAATAGGAGATAGTTTAAATGGTAGCGTACACAAGACAAAGCACAATTTCAGATGGAGATACAATTACTGCTGCATTATTTAACGATGAATACAATCAGCTTTTATCTGCATTTTCTTACGCTTCATCAGGAACCACAGGACACAAACATGATGGAACTGCTGGAGAAGGTGGTAACATTCCACAAATAGGTGATCAAGATTTTTTAAATAAAATAGTAACCGATAGCACAAATAATCGCTTTGGTATTTTTGTACAAGTATCATCAAGCGCAGTAGAACAAATACGAATTCAAGATGGTGCAATCGTACCAGTAACAGACAACGATATAGATTTAGGAACAAGCTCAGTAGAGTTTAAAGATGCTTTTTTTGATGGCACAGTAACAACAGATGCGCTGGTAGCTGATACTGCTGATATTAATGGTGGTACAGTAGATGGCGCTACGATAGGTGCAAACTCAGCAAGCACTGGAGCTTTTACAACTTTAACAGCTAGTGGTAATTTTACAGGCTCTGGAACTATTGAGGGTACTACCATAACAGCTACAACTGCTTTTGTACCTGATGCTTCAGACGGAGCAGCGCTAGG